GATACCGCCAGCTTGCAAGTTGCCAGCATTAGGCGACCTGTCTAGCTTCCATCCATACGAACCCCAGTTATAATCAGTACCGATTAAAGCAGCAGCCATACCACCGCCGATTCGACCACGTATACCACCGATAGAACTATCAATCCAAGCGCCATCCAATTTTTTCGCATACCACCCAGACAGCGCATAACACTGCCCAGAACCAACTCTGCGTCCTTTCAACTTAGTAGCCTCATTAATAGCTTGTATTGTTTTAGTAGCTCTTTTCGCAGTTGTTGCTGATGTTATTGGTGAGACAGGAGTCTGCCACAAAGTATCGATAGTATTTAAGATATTTCCGCTAGCTTTATTTATTCCGTTGCGGATGTTTGTCATTAGGTTTGTATAACTTTGATATCCTGCCGCTGCATAATCATACTTAGCTCCACCAACCTTAAACAATCCTTTGGTATAGTCCGCTATATTTTTTTTACCAACAACATTATATATGCCTTGCTTTGCTAAAAGATAAGTGTAATCTTTTAAAAAGTCATCTACACTTGCATAGTGCATGTATGTTCCACCCTCGTTAGCAGGACGAGCCATACCAGTAGTGACTTTTACTCCGCTAGGACGTGTCTGTGCTCCACCGCTCATACCTGACCAATTATTGTCGCGTTTGCCAACTGTCGAATCACCCCAGAAACTCTCTAGGTACAGTTGACATATGATTCCGCTTGGCAAAATATTATATTGCACTGCGTAGTTAATAATAGCTTGTACGTTAGCTTTTTTGATTGTATGACCATAATATTTAAGGTCTCCGCCTAAGTACGTGCGATTTGAACCAACCGTTTTAGTGACTTTACGAGTTACAGGATTAGAAATAACGCGCTCGCCTTTGACTGTCTTTTTGCCGTACGGGCGTATGGCATTATAAATCTGGCGCTTGTCAACTGTTTTCCTTATCCCAGAAATATTTTTTTGATAGCGTAATATCACATCGGTCTTATCACGACCTACACCATAAGATTTGCCCTCCTCGTATTCTTTGTAAATATTAATGATGAGTTGCTTAAACGTGTGATTGAAATTAAGCTTTGTCTCAAACTCAATTTCTGCATCGAAATTATTAGCAATTGACAAAAGACGAGCTAACTTAGTTTCTTGACTAGTCCATTCCAATGTAAGTTTTTTGTCCTTAACTTCGTTTGTGCCAACTGTCAAAGCCCCCCAGCTCAAAATGTCAAACTGCACGAGATACTCTTCAAACGACATCGCTTTAGTTGCTTTATATGCGTTACAATACTCGTTTAGCAACTCTAAATTAAGGTTTTCGCAATAACAATCAATTTGTTTTTCATCTTCATCAATTTTCATGATGTTTAACAATTGTACTTTACCTTTGTGCACAAAAGAGACAAATGCTTGATCGTTTAGTACGTGATATTTATGACTAAGTGGGCTATCGCCAAGCAAATCTTTTTTGTAAACGGAGAATTCTAGTACAGACGAGCCAGTCTTTTGCTTTCTATACCACTTGTGGTTAAAGTAATTCAAAGCTCCTTGTTTATCATTATCCAAAAAAAGAACAGGTTTTAAATCCGGTCCATGAATTGTTAACATTTATTTGTACCTCTCTTCAAAATCAATTGATACATCAGGTAGCGCTGCGACCCAGCTAGACAAGTGTACGACTAGTTCCGATTCTCCTGGCGGAATCGAAATCATCTTAGAACCTAACACCACATCTTGTATTGAATCTATATCTTTTGTACTTACAGTGTCATTTTCAAAGTTAATGATAACCTCATCCCCCGGCTGGTACTTATTGACGATATTGTTGTAATGAGACACTCCCATTTTTTCAAAATTGACTTTTTCAAACAGGTTGTAGTTGATATATTTAGAGCTATCACTACATGTCCCCATTGCAAGATGTATCTTGCGGGATTTTTTTCCTTTAAGGGACGGAACAGTTACATGATGATGCGCACCGTTAAAGTAAATACGAAACTTATCTTCTTCTCTAAAAATCTCAACCGCCCTGCTTCTATTCATCGAAAAAGGATTGTGATAATTTCTATCTGCCTGAAATTCAAACTGCTTGTAAAATCTCCAGCCTACACCGTCATCATCAAGAGCAAAAAAATTGTATTCTGTTTCAAAACCATTTTTTCGTTTGTAAGTTTCGATTCCATACAAAAACTCGTCATTCCCTTCATCATCGATTCCCGTTACACAAAGCTTTAAAAAACCTTTTTGATCCTGCGCAGTAGCAATAAAAATCTGTTGCCACCACAGGTGCTCATTGAGAGTGTATTCTCCGTTTGAGTCTGGGTTAATAGTAAATGTCCGTGTTCCGACATGCTCGCCGTAACCCGGTGTAGTCCCTCTATTTCCAATAACAACATATTCACCGCCTTTACCAGAACCCAGAATATTATCAAGGCGCATACGCTTTAATTGCGAGTCAAATGTTGGTGGCATATAGTTGAGTTTTGCGACATTTGGCGCACCTTCTAAAGCTTGTGCAATCTCTTTTGAGTAATCAAAAAGGACTTCGTTACGATGAACGATAGTCCCATCTTCTTCTTCTGGCGAACCAAGGGCAAAAGCCCCCGTTTCGTTTGCTATCCCTATGTATCCATTCTCCCCCAAATGCTTGACTCTTATTATAGGGAATGCGTGTGCTGTACCGTTGTTTTTTATCTTAAAAGTCATTTTGTTTCCGTCTTGAGTATAGTCTTTAATGCGTCTGTAGGACGTTGAATGAGCATATGCATCTGCAACTATAAACGTTATCTCACCAAAGCCGTTCATCTTGATTTCTTTAAAGTTCAAATCACCAACCTGGACAGCTAAATAATAGCGTCCAGGTATGTGGCTAAACATCAACATCTTAGGCTTTTTAGAAGATAAAGCCAATTGTAGGGCATCGTAATCTTCTATTGTATTGTATTTTACCCAGAATGGGACTTTTATTACTTTATGCTTAGTTTTCGTTCCAATAAAAATGCTACCATCTTTGCCACCAATTTCTTTTAGCTCCGGGTCGTAGTCTGCGCCACTAAAGACAGTAAAGCCGTCTGTAATAGTAATCCACTTAGTCAATTCGACATCGCCAAAATGACATCTTACAGTTTTGTAATCTACCATCTGTTTATACCTCTCAGTCTTTCTTCTGTCTGTTCGTCAAATTTTTGTCTCGCTGCTATCGGCTTAGCAACGACTCTGGCAAATTCATTTTTATCAAATTGCGCAGACACAACAATAGGTCTATCGGCTAAATTTTTGATGGCAGATAACAAAGCAGCATTGCCGTTAGTGTAATTATCTGTACTAGTCACTTGACTAGATAAATTTTTGTTTAAAGTACCTATTCGCTCAAAGCCATTGTTTACGTTAGTATCCATATCAAAAGCTAGTTGAGGATTTCCGAATGAAGACTGAATCTCTTCGGCCATTCCGTTAACTAAGTTTTTAACTGGTTTAAATTTATCAACAAGTCCTTGATGCAGACCTTGCATGATTGCGTTGCCGGCTGGAATAAGTAAACGTCTATCGTAACTTATTGGTCCTTTGTGATCTTTAATCCACCCTGCAATATCTCCGACAAAATTTTGAATATCTCCCCAGACATCCTCTAAACCTCGCAAAAAACCTCGCATGATAGCTCTACCTGCACTCAATAAATCAATCGATTTGATTGCATTGATAAGCTTTTCACCAATATTGTTAGCTGTTTCGTTTATTTTACCTATGACACTCAGAATCCCTTTAACAAAAGTTATGAGTAACTGAACTCCAAGAGCTAGCACTTTAGGTAGATTACTTGCTATCGCTCCTGCTAAAATCGCTATGAGTTTTCCAACAGTAATAACGATATCAGGTAATCTTGCTATAATCCCTTGCACTAAGTAACTTAAAATTTCAAAACCTTTTTTTAAAATTGCTGGGTAATTTGCTTGCAACATCGATATAAAATTTGATATCACAGATACTGCCGAAGTTGCTACTTGTGGTAAGTTAGCTAATATTCCATCTATTAGATTCAGGACGAGAGTAGCCCCAGCTTGCAAGAGTCCAGGTATACTTTGTATTACAAAAGATACGAAATCTGTAAATATTTTTCCTGCCACTGTTAAAAATGCAGGATAGGCTGTTAGAAAGCCGTTAACAAAGCTAATAATAAAGCTAATGCCAGCTTGCATTAGCGACGGACCGCTTGTTTGCACAAAACCAACAATTTTAGGTATTAGCTCCGAAAATGTCAAATAGATAACAGAACCAAAACCCTTAAAAACGTTTGTCAGCATCGGAATAAAGTTATTTAAAACAAAGTTGCTTGTTGTGTCAAATAGCGCTTTAAGCGATGGTTTGATGTCCTCACCTAAAGCCATTTTCCCAAGTAAGTTTTTTGATGCTGCCTTCATCGCTTCAAATGACCCTGTGAATGTTGTTGCTGCTTCTTTAGCAGTTGTCCCAGTTATCCCGATTTTCCCTTGAATAGCATGAATCGCTTCATACACATCTGACAAGTTCGAGATGTCATATTTTTTCCCTGTTAGTTTTTGAGCATCGGCTAGCAGTCGTTTCATTTCTTCTTGCGTTCCGCCATAACCCAGTTTTAAGTTGTCGAGCATGGTATAGTTCTGCTTAGCAAAACCTTGATAGGCGTACTGTATGGATTCCATGGAAGTACCCATTTTATTAGAGTTGTCAGCCATGTCTATCATCGCCATGTTAGCGACCTTTGCAGCCTTAGCAGTATCACCACCTAAGGATTGCAACAAGCTCGCACTAAAACCTGTCACACTCTCCATATATGCATTAGCTGACAAGCCTGTTGTTTTGTAAGCTTCGTCTGCGTATTTTTTGACTAAGTTAGCGTTGTCTTTAAAAAGGGTTTCAACTCCCCCAAGAGATTGTTGCAACGCAGCCCCTTCAGAAATCGAAGAAGAAATGGCTTTAGTTATCATCTCGCCTATTTTAGCCGCAGCGATGACACTACCTAGAACCCCAATCAATTTGCCGCCAATCAAACCGCCAGCGGAACTACCTGCACTTGACGCTTCGGGGCTTAGTGCATTGCTTATAGACCCAGAAATCCCTTTAGCTGATGGCATAATCTGCACATAAGCCTGTCCTAAATTTGTAGCCATTAACTATCACCCCCAAGCGTTGTTAAAAATCTCTTTCTAGCGTTTTCAAATTCCTTGCCACTTGCAAAAGCTTTAATATCTTTGTCTTTGGGCTGATTATCAAACAATGACGATAACATTTCAGGTCTATTCTTCCCTTTTTGCCCGTCAGCTGTTTTCATCCACACAAGCATTCCGAGCCTATCAAACACACCGGCTAAAAGGCGCTTTTCAAATGTTGCATTACTACCCGACAAAGATTGATGTATTCTTGAGTCTTCTCTTAGACCTAAAGAAAAAACAGCTGCTTTTAAAGGTGGTAGCTGTTTATAATCATATATATTATAAGTTTCTGCTAAGTCGCACACTAGAGCGTCTTCATCCGCTTTTAACATTGTGGCAAGGGCTATTATTTTTTTAATTGACCGCTCTCAAAGATTTCTTTAACTTCTTCCATGATAGCCTCTGTCGAGACTGTCCCATCTTCTGAACGTAGATGGTTTTTTAAATCTTCAACTTGATGACCTAAAAGTAATCTGAGCACTTTAGGCAAAAGAAGCGGAGAAGTTTCCAGCTCCGCAAGTGCTTCTACCAATTCGTAATTTTTCAATCGTGATTCTTCAATTTCGTATTTAAATCCTGACTTTGTTTCCACTATCCAGCTCCTTTAATATATTCGTAATGAGTGTTACCTTCTGCGTCCGGAAACGCTTGTACAGTTGTTTCATAACCTGCTGCTTCATTGTCAACGTATTTAATCTCGCCGACCTCTGCAACTTTACCTTTTGGTATAACAATGCGTTTAACTGTGTTGTTTTTCAAAATCATCTCGATAACCAAACAATGTTCCTCTAGTGGTTTTGAATTTGATTTAACAGTAATCCCGGCTTTAAGGTCTCCAGTTACATTATCTTTGCCATAGATTTCTTTGAGTACTTCAATATTCAATGCTTCAATCAATGTATATGTAAATTTATCTGCTTTACTTTTTTGTGCAGATTCTACAACATCGCCACCCCACGCTCGGATCTCTTCTGATTCTCGTTTATCTTCGTTTGATAAGCCGTCTTCGGAAATGTACCCTAATGACTTAAAGGCTTTGTTTAACTCTGATGCTGTGTCTTTGGGTAATTCTGTTCCTAGCGGCGCAGTATAAATAGCACCACCAATTTTAGGTTTAGCCGTAGTAACGTTTGATGAATTTGCTACCATATTTCCTCCTTAATAATGATTAATGTCAAATACAGCTTGATAGCGATAGCGCTTAGTTGCTGTATCTGTGAAATTGTAGTCAGCGTTAAGATGTACACCAGAAACTTGTGGCAAGACATCAAGCTGCTCAATTACTTGCTTTACTTTGTCATTAAGTAAAGCCGCCTCATACAACGATTCGGCATAACTTTGAAAAGCAAACGTGGAACTTAGCAAATGATTTTGCTTAGCCCCGCTAGTCTTTTCTAAGATGATGAATCGTGCAGGTTCATCTTTTTGATGTTCAAAAAAAGACGGCACATCTAAGTGCTCGTCTAAATATTTTTTGATAATTACTTCAATCAATCATCGCACCGCCTTCAACAATGTGTTGTTTTTTGAGTTATCTTTCTTGGCCTTTATGGTTTTAGCGCTAACCATAGCATTAGCCCTATTTTTCCCGACATGGATATCTTGGGCATAACCATCACCACAACGTTCTCTGATGGCTGTGGCCTTAGTGGTTAATACCTGCTGCATTTCTGATGATTTCATCAATTCAGCAACACCAGCTTTATTGAGCTTGAATTTAAACTTACTCATATCTTTCCACCATCACTTTCTTGTTCCATCGCAGGGGTATCAATTCATCAATACCTTGAGTTGGAATACCAAGCGTTCTAAATCTTTCCCCAAAAAATCTAACTTCTTTGTCTTTCCAGTTGTGATTATCGCCTTTGGGAATTGCAAGAGTATATTCAACTTTTTTACCAGTCAAGGACAATTGATTTGTGATGTCGTCCGAAGTTGTTGGAGCAACAAGTACATCTTCTACAATTATTTCTTTATCTGTTTTCGTTGGGTTTCCAAAAGGGTCTATACCGCTAGTCACTTTGTCTACTAAAGTAACAGTTATCCCCTTCAATTTCACCATAAATTTCAACTCCTCCATATCGCTGTTTTTTTAGTCCGAGACGCTTCAACTCACTATCCTTAATAAAAAGACCACCTCCTGGAACCAAATAAGTTCCAGACCAAGTGTAGCCAAGTGCCGATTGACTTTCTTGCGACATCGGTTCACCTTGTGTAGCAGTCATCAGCGTTCTCGCTACAATATCTACAGTTACCGATTTCAATACAGTAGCAAAGTAAGGAGTTTCCAAAATCATTTCATCTAGATTTTTACCCACTTTACTTGCTTCTAACCTCAACGTGTCAGAGACAGTCTCTAACAAAGCCTCAGCACGCTTGATTTCGTCAACGGATAATTGACGCCATAATAAAATAACGTCATCTGTTGTCGCAAAATTTGTCATAAACTTCCCTTTCTTATTTAGGGAGTAATTCTAATAACTCAGATTTTGTAGCAGACGAGTTATACTCAATTCCTAGCCCTGTCAAATGTTCTTTCAGAGTTTGAACGGTCCAAGATTTTTCATCACTTGTCTGTGTCTTATCTACTGTGTTAGGAACAATCTCCCAGTCGCCTAACAGCGCACAGTCAGTAACGACTACTGCTCCTGTGTTTTTATCTCTATAAATCATCCTTGTACCTCAACGCGAGAGAATGCTTTCTCATCTAAAATTCCCCATCCTATGAATGCTTCTGTACGGAGCAGGATTTCATTATAAGCCTTTAGATCACGTCCAGAGCCATCTGGGTCTCCATACTCGATAACTTCCATTGGGATATTTTCAGCATAACCCCACTTGAACATATTCTGGAAATCTCCGACAATAGCATGGTCATCTTTAGCTGTGCCACCTTTCATAGTAAGTGTCTTGTTGATGTCTAAAGTCATATTAAAGAAGTTGCTTGGACGTTGCCCGAATCGAAATTCAGGATACATCACATTATCAAATTTATCTTTTCGTTTAGACATATCTTGTCCTGCCTGTGGTGACAAAGCGATACCTGTCACATCATTTCCATTTGCTACAATCGTTGTAACAGCTGCATCAATATTGTCGTCAATTTTATCTGCTTCGTATTTGATGACATTACCAGTCACGACCCCATCAAATGAGTTTGTAGCTTTGAATGAGGCATCTGTCATTGTGCGAGGTTCAAGACCATGAATAGCTGCAATATCAAAAGCCTCCGCCATTTTTTTAGCAAAACCGTCAGCATAATGTTTTAAGAAATTCAATCGTTTTTCTTCTGAGGCATACTTAAATTCGTCAGTCATACGTGCCTGATAAACAAATTTCAGCGGTTTAATAATTTTAGAAGTGACCTTTGCGGTATTCCCTAATTTTTGCTCACCTTCACCAACAATTTGAGCATTGCCGTCAAGATTAAAAATGAATTGTTCTACTCCATTAAACGGGATAGGTGTCTGTCCTGAAAGTTTAGCAAGTGTAGAATGTCCTTGTACCTTGCTCATGATTTCTGTTACTAGTTCTGGTTTAAATAATGTTCCTGCTTTAAGTGGATTTGCCATGTTTTATTCTCCTTTGTTAATTAAATTACGTGCCATTTCAGCCCAACCTTGTTCTTTTGGGTCTGTTACAGCTGGTTCATTTGATTTTACTGGTGGTAATTGCTGTTTAGGTGTAATGTACCCTGCTAGCAATTCTGCATCAGCTTTAAAGCCTTCAACGTCATCACCACGAAGTCGGTCCGCTAAATCAATCGGAAGCCCAAATTCTGTTGCAATACGTTGCTTAGCTGACTGTAATTTTGTTTGGGTGAGTTCACCGTTAGCTGTTTCTAGTTGATTTGACAATTCTGTCTTTTCCGTTTTAAGCCCTTCGATTGTAGAGTGATAAGCCGCTTCTTTTGTTTCAAAATCAGCAACTTTCTTCTTGAGTTCTTCATAATCGCTAAATTTCTCACGTTCTCGAGCTACACGAGCTTTAACAATTGCGTCCAACTCTTCTTGCGAAGTAATGCTTTTAAATTCTGACATAATAACGTCCTTTCCCTGATTTCCCGTCAGTTCGGTATTTTTGCATATAAAAAAAGACAACATATTTTTGTGCTGTCTTTTTTAATATAGTACTCTTTGCTTTCTTTTTGGCTTAGTCGTAGAGCATAGCCAGTGCGCAAGCAACGCACTATCCATTAACGATATATCTTTATCTTCATAAAGTGACTTGTATCCAAAACCACCATTAGAACCAATCTGTCTTTTTTCGCAGTTTGTCACAACTGCTGTTAAGGACGGCTGGTCATTGTGACAAATGGTTTTCTGCATGATAGCTTGTTCCCACATTGCATTAGCGGTTATTATTTCGGCAACTTTTGGCAATTCTGGCTTTCTAAGTCCGTGAGCTTTCATTTCTTGGGCTAACAACTCTTGACCGTTTGCACCATCAATAGCGACCTTTTCAATTTCAGCAGATTTTAAAAAATCAATTATCCATTGAGTACCATTTCTAACAGATAGACAATCTATCGACTCAACAAATACTTTATCTTCTTCTGTTTTTGCTGCGATTGATAAGGATACGTTATTACCGTCTTGACCAAACTTAACCCCAACAAAAAGCTTACTTTTGAGTTCTGGCATCCGCTCATTTTTTAGTCTGCTCCACTCTTTTTCAGATATGACAGATTTTTGATTAAATGTTGGCCAGTATCCTAAACGCTGTATGTTGTGGTCGATTTCGTCTTCACCAAGTTCGGCTTCTATTTTCCGCTCATTTAGGTGGAAACCCATTGATGGGTTTGAAATGTACCAAGCTGAAACATCGTTAATCTTAACCATTTCAGGTACTGACCATTCAGCCCAACCCGAATAGCGTTTATTGCCTTTCAAGCACTCTTTGCGATAAGATTCAAAGACCGTACCAGTTGATACCATTGTAGGAGGCGTTCCACACATTACAGTCATGGGGTTATTGCTGTCTGTTACTGTATACTTTAACGCAGATTCTTGTTCAGAAGTGTATTCTTGCGCTTCGTCAATAACAAGTAAGTCAAAGCCCTCGCCGAGACCTCCGTTAGATGTTCTTGTTCTAAACTGGATAACAGAACCGCTTGACTTAAATTCTATTCGCTCCTGCCCTTTAGCTTTATTTGATATAAAATCTTCACCATCAACATAGCCCGACATCTCAAGATATTTTTTAACCTTTTCAAAGGAAGAATGAGATGTGCTGATTCTGTGTGCTGTGTGTAAGATTTTTAGACCTTTGTGCAAAGCCCACAACTCAAGGATATACACGACTTCCGTTTTACCGTTTCGCCGCGGGATAGCATAGCCATATTTTTGATGAACCCAAAGCTTATCATCGTTAATAGCCATGATGGGAGCTAGCATATTTTCTTGCCACGGATAGCAATTAAGACCCGTTTTTTTATAAAGGTCAATCGCTTCATGTGATAATGATATAGCGTAATGTAAATTTACCGATTGCGTAGGGCGTTGATTGCCAAGTTTATTTGTCTTAGTAATCATGCTTTAGTCCTTTCAATCGTCTTCCATGATAACCCTATCGGTGGGAGGATTTCGCCTAAAAATATTCTTTGTTAAATATATCAATGATACCTTTTATAAACCCAACAATGATAACTAAAAGGATTGCGACCCAAAAACAAAAGAATATTGCGCCCATAATCCAAAAAGATAAATTCCAAAAAATCATATTACCTCCACATTTTTGTATGAGAGTTTTGAATACCCCTTGAGTCTTTTGGGTGATACTCAACTATACAATCACAATTGTTATGTCTCATATATATTTTTTTATCAACTGGATAGGTATACGTCCCAGCTAATTTTTCGCAAAACTCACAACAACCTGCGACAACCGTTCTTGTCAATTTAGGCACAAGTCCAACTTTTGCATGGAAGTCTACATTTGTCATTATAAAATCATCTACAACCGATTGAGTAAAATTTACTACTGGGTCTTTCAATATCCATTTGACATCATCGAAGTTTTCTTCTGAGTTAAGTCTGTTCACAAATCCGTTGACTTTATCTTGATTGATTTTTGGTGATTTTGGTTTGAGATTGATGTTAGCGCTCTTGTTGACAAATGACTGTACAGTTTCAAGATAGCTCGTTACAATTTTGTGGTTGTTGCCAAGAACATCATTTAAAATTCTGTCAGCTATATTGTAATACATTCTGCTATCTGGCAAAACTTGAGCGCTTATTTTATTACCTAAAACTTCTGATAAGATAACCCCAGTTTCTTTAGCGAACTCGTAAGCATTCTTGTAATTTTTCTGCTCTTTTAAAAGCCTTTTGATAACTTCGCTTTTATTAAACTTAGTATTAAATTCTTTTTTGATTTCATCTAGCAGTTTTGGGACTATATCTTCATTCATTGCTTCCGTCCTTTTTTATTCCAGTCAAATCGTAAATAGTCTCTTCACCAATAAAGTTCGGCATGCCTTGGTTAAATTTAGAAACAGCATCACCAACCAAGTTTAGCATAGCCGCATCCGCCTCAAACAGCGGTGCCCACTTCACTTCTGTGTCCATAAAAGCAGACCTCGAATACTTCATCCTGTCCCTAAGGCAAACAGACACATAAGCGACATTTAAAAAACCAGACGAGAAAGAGCGTTGTGCTTTTCTTCCCGCCGCCCTTAAATTTTCGTGTGCCGCTTTGATAGCTTCAACGGATGATGGGTTGTCTGATGGAAATCCTAAGTCATCTAAAGTAAGACCACAACCACCAGCAAAAAGTGAAGCGTACATTTTTAGATGGTCAAAGAATGGACTCATGTTAGCAGCCGCAAACTGACCAACACTAGGCTTTCCGCCATCTTCATCTTGGTCAAATTGCAATAGCGTTGAAACTGTGGCTTTCCAGGCTTCCATCGGCTCAGCGTCTTGACTCAGACCTAATACATACTTTTGTGGGAATGAGTAAAACTCCGCTGTAACCTCTGCACGTTCAAGCGTTCTTTTTGCCGCTTTTTGGTGGTACATTCCGGCTTTAGTAATACGACTACGCCCAAACGGTCTAACTGCGTCGGGTCTATGTATGATAGGTACTAGTAGCGGTTGACCTGTTGGATTAGTTATATAATATGGCTCTTTGTCTTTTGGATAGTACCAAGTTACATCTTTGGTGAAATACGCTTCGAGCGTCGGCATATCGTCTTTATCTGTTTCAAGTACAGCATAACCTTCTGTTAATAAAAATGTTGTTGGGTCTAAAATCCCAGTTGCTTTACTGGCTTCGATTACTTGCAATTTTGGGATAATATCATTTTCGTTGTTTGGTATAACATAAACAAAACAACACGATGCAATTAAAGCGGATTGTATTGCTGTGTCAAAAAATATATCGGGGTTGTTCACTTTAAAAATTTCGCTTGCGTTAAAATCGTCGTTGGCAAACTCTCTAAAGACTAGTCTATCAGCTAAAGAGTCTACACCTCTAGCAGTCCACTCCAAAACAGAATTATAAATATTTTTTACTTGTGTCGGGATTACTAAACTTGGTGTCATATCTTTGTCGTCCATTGCGTAATAGCGATAACGCTTTTCAACTCCCGATTTATAAAGAGATAGCTTCCTCTTTAGATAATTCATTCCTTGTTCTGTCATTTTTGCTCCTTTATTTTTTGTATAACCGACTCCACAAAATCATCTTCATGGACATCTATCCCCTCAATAAGGGTTATCCCGGTAAAACCAAATTCAGCCTCATTTGCCAAAATTTCCTTTTTTAACTTTTTATAGTGTTGTACTAAATTACGGATTTTTTTAGGCTTTTCTGTCACGTCTGTGTTAGGATTTAGAACTTTCTTTTTTTCTTTCCTCTGCTCAGCTCGTTTTTGCTTCATCAATTTACGTTGTTTCTCACGATTGCCTTTCTTACGGCATTCTTCAGAGCAATACAAAGTTCTGTTTGTTTTTGCTTGGAAGGTTTTTTTACAAATTAAGCATTTCTTTTTCAATAAAATTCAACCTCCAAAAATTTCTAAATCCTAACGTGAGAAAAAATGTACAGTGACGGCGTGAAGCTCGGACTAGACCATTGGTTGGTGTATCCCCCCTAGTTTCGTTTCTAAGAGCGTTTTAGTTGATGATGATATATTTATCGAAATTATTTTTTAACTGCGTAAGACGACCAATCTCGGCTTTGTGGAAGATTTCTATTCCCAATCGTCCTTGGGACTTGCTGTTTGACATCAGAATAAAGTTTATCTGACTTTTGTCTGTTGCATTGCCAATGAGTCAACTGTAAGTTTTCCATAGCTGACGGATGACCACCTTTAGAAACTGGAATGATATGGTCAATCGCTGGACTCAAAGGGTGAGGATAGCGAAGCGACTTATCGACTGGCTTTCCGCAAATCCCGCAGAGGGCGGTAGTTTTTAATAGGCGGCGTTTGTTTTTTTCAAATGCAACACGGTGGGGACCTTTTTTATCTGCACGCAACTTACTCATACATTACCTTCAATTCATAATAAAAAGCCACTCAACGAGTGACTTAAATTAAGACGGCAGGAATCGAACCTGCATGTCTCACATATCTAAATAGCAAGTTTGATAGTAGTTAAAGTTGATAACTAAATAAAAGTCTAATGGCAAAATGTTTATCTCTTCTTGCTATTTTGATAATACTATAATAGCACAACGATTACTTTAATGAGCTGTAATTCGCTACGAATTAATACTATAATCTGTTTTTATTTACTAATTACTTCATTTAATTTAATAATCGCTTTGCGTTTAATGCTATAAAATGTAGAACCGCTGATATTCAGTCCGTCCCAAGCTTCTTCAAAAGTATCATAAGTAAGATATGCAGCGATTAACACATTAATCTGCCCGATATCATCAAGCTTATATATGTTGTCTAACAACTTTGTCTTTTCTTTTTGCAATTCAGATATCTTATCAAGATACCATTCGTTTTGAGATATAATCGCAATATTCTTATCTTCTTGCGATTGTCTAATACCTCCCGAAACCTTCATATCGGAAAACTGCGGACTGGTTATCAAGATATTACTGCAATTCATTTCTTTTTCAAGTTCTCTTATTGATAGCTTGAGACCTTTCAACCTTTTTAGCATTAGTTCAGCTTTTGTCTGATTTCGACTCATTTAAGCAGCTCCTTATGATATAATGTAATTAGGATTTTATATTGGAGCTGGCTTGCGTGAGCCTGCTTTTTTTATTACCTCTCTTTCCTTTTTCTGCTGACTGTTTTTTGTGTTGTTAATTGTCGAGTATTAAATTTTTAGTTTTGTGTCAGCACTATATTTTCAGCGTTGCGCTTGTATAATCATCTGTGAGCGATAACAGACTACAGAGCCATTGCAGGCTCTTAGGCGCTTGCGTGGGACTTTAATTTGCTTCTGTGTTTAATAGTTTAAAATGCCAAGTTTCATATTCACCATGATAAACGAAGCCTACATAGCCTTCATCAACGATTTTATCGCATACAACATATGCTAAATCAGTATTTTTTAAATAATCTTTTTCACCATATTTAACAATAGCAATATCATGTTTTTCACCATTTCTAAAATAATAGCCAGATGACAAATTATATTTGTCATTGTTAAAGTCATTTGCATATTTTTTTGATATAAAAATTGTTTTTTCTTTCATAATTTAATCTTTCCCCATAAACTAAGCATTTTCGCTTTAGCTTCAACAGTACCACTCGAAGACTCTGTAATTTCTTCTAACTCGTAAAAATGAACTTTTTTATTATGGAAAGTAATCATTATTTTTTGGTTCTGTTTTTCCATAGATTAGTTCTTCAATATTCATTTGCTACCCTCCTAAATCACTAAAAGGCACTTCCCAAGTATAATCTTCATACTCAAGAGCTCGATTTTTTATCAGTTGACCAGAATGAATCTCAACTTCATGGGTAAACTCCATACCCATCTCAAAACTGAAAATATGTAGGTCAACATCATATTTCTTCGATAACTCTAAATAGTCTTCAGGGAAAATAGCCCACGCTTGTTTGAAATTACCAATTGTAACAATATGTGTTTCTCCTTTATCACATTCGGGACTTATCAAGCAAAAATTGATTTTTTTTGAATTAATAAACGCTCTTTTAGTGCCTTTTAAATAAAAAACATCTCTACCTTCAATTTCAAAGCTATAACCTTCTTCATCTATATCATCAAACTTAATTAGTCCTTTTTCTAGCCTATAGCTAGATACAGGAACTTCTAAGATTTCATTCAAGTACTTTAGGATATTTGATTTGGTTCCTCTAATTTTTATAACACCTTCACACCAATTTGGCATATTTCTATCCCCCATTTCCCGTTAGTTCTGCAATCACTGTAGCAAAATCTTCATCTGTATTTTTTTTAGAAGCAAAAGGACTAATTAACACATTGATTCCTACAGCTTGCGGTAAATTGATAGATGGTACGCCATCAATTGTTGATAAAATGTTATTCCAACCGTATTTAATAACAAATCCAGATAATACTAAGCCGAACGGCAATAGAACTAAAGCTATAATAAAGTTCTTTTTAGCATCATTTTTATTTTTATCATAATTCATAATTTTTATTTAACTCTCTTTCATTCATTTTCTACATCTTTTCTAAACTGCCAAGCCCAGTCAAAATCTTTGCGGATTTCGGATTCTGTGAGTTGTAAATTGTTATCTATCTTTAGTAAGTCTAAGTTATCTCTATGCATAACTTTGATACTTACATTTCCGCTAAGCTGTCTCATCAGCACAAAACTTAACTGTCTTTCATTCGGATTAGGTATCTCAAATGTATAAAGCTTCTCTTTTTCAATTGTGATATTTGGATAAGCTAGCCAAGCTTCATAAAACTCACGTTCATTGTGAGTTAGCCACTCTCTAACTTCATCAGATTGTCGACTCATGTGTTGATGTAAATAATCTAAATCATCATCAAAGCTTTTAATCACATCAAATATCATTTGTGGCACTTCTGGTTGAGGTTGATCGAGTTGGTCGAGTAATACTTTTACAATATGTGTTTTCACTACTGGAATGTCGCCGACACCGCCTTTACCAATAGACTGTTTGTCTATCAATTTCTTCGCTTCTTCAATATTCATTTGCTACCTCGCTTAACTTCTTCAACAATTTCAATTGCTACACCTATTGCAGCCATATAACCAGCGTAGCTTTCTTGTCCGTAGTTATCCAGATCATTGTCAAATTCTTTATTAAGTCTTTTTAAAATTTCGTCAATCATACCCTATCCCCCATTTCCAGTCAGCTCAGCAATCCGCTTTGTCTGTCTCTGATTTTGCTCGCTAGCACGTTTAAGCTGCTTTTGTGTCCTGCGTAATTGTGACTGTAAGTCTGCTATTTGTGGCTTGTAGTGTAATTCAGAACAGTCGCAACCAATCCGAAGACCAATTAAGATTGCCACAAATATAGTTAGCCATGTGTTTAACGATTCATGTTCATTCATTCTTCTACGCTTTCTAATAATTCTGGATTTTCGTATATATTTCCGACAACTTCGTTTTCTTCGATTTCTGACCACAAATATACAGCATCAGTTCCTGTGTCAATTAACCAGCGACCTTCTAACATTTTTACTACACCTTTAAAATTTTTATATGTATAATCTATGAGACGTGTTGTTAAAACTATATCACCATCAAAAATCTCAACACCGTTTTTGTCAAACATTCCTGTTGATTGCATGAGGATATAGTTGTCAAGATTATCCTCTACAAAATGGAATGTCTCCATATGTCCGGGGCGAAACTCATCGTAAGCTAAGCTGCATCTATATATTTTGCGCACACTTAATTCAAAGCCGTCAACACCATACATCTTTTTGGTCTCTTTATTAAACACTCTAAATTTCGGTATCATCAGAATTCCTCCTGTTCAATCAATCGTCTAATGACTTCTATACAAACTTCTGCGTTATCTTCGTCATAATTATCATC